TTGCACAGTCGTTGCATGACCAGCATCCCGATGGCGGAGCTGCTCGACTTCGAAGAGCAGTGGCCGCGGTGGTCCGGTTCGAAGGACGAGGCGATCCGCGCTCGCTTCGCCGTCACGCCTGCCCGGTACTTCCAGCTGCTGCACCGCACGATCGACACGGCCGAGGCGCTCGAGGCGAACCCGATGCTTGTGCGCCGGCTGCGTCGTCGACGGGACGCGGGCCGCGCAGAGCAGCGTCGACGGCGCGCGGGCTGACAGACACGATCCAGACACGGTGTCGCAGTACGTCGGTGTCTGCCGGTGTCCTTCGATGTCTGCCCGCTAGCCGCGTTTACGCCTGGTGAGACGGGGAAAGAGCGGGCCGGTGTCCGTCCATGTCTGTCAGTGTCCAGAGTGGTGAGGTCATCAAGGGGTCGCAGGTTCAAATCCTGTCATCCCGACAGATAGGGCCGGAATCCTGCGGGATTCCGGCCCTTCGTCGTTTCCGGTCTGGGTGCTGGACACGATCCAGACACGATGACCCCCGCAGCCATCACGGCGGCGAGTGGGCGGTTGCTGCTTCGGCGCGGCGTCGGCGAAGCCGATACTGGTGCGCGGGGTTCGCGTCGAGGCGATCGCGGAGCGTCGCGAACAGCAGATCCTCGTCGACAACCCGGACCCTCTGGCCGTGGCGCGTCTCCCACGTCATCGGCATGCCCGAGCTGCGCCACCGCTTGATCGTGCGCACGGACCGGCGCACCATGCGCGCGGCCTCGCGATAGGTCAAGGTGGCCACCAGTTAGCCGTTCCCGTCGGCAACGACGAAGCCGTGCGCGCGGAGCAGTCGCTCCTGCCATGCGTCGAGCTTGACACCCGCGACGACGAGGAAGGAGCGCGGCAGGACGACCGGGCACGGCGTGATGCAGGGGACGCCCGTCGCGGCGCGCGCGTCGATCACGTGTGCTCCTGAGCGAAGTGGTCGGCCCAGGCAAGCGAGGCGAGCACACCCGACGACGCGAAGCAGCCATGTCCGCAGTCGGGACAGTAGACGACCGTGACGCTCATGCGAGAACTGCCAGGAGGAACTCCGCGACGGCGTGCCCGAGGTCGCGCGCCGCGGGCGGCGTGACGGCGTTCCCGGCCTGCTTGACCTTGTCCCGCTTCGAGCCGACGAGGTGGTAGTCGGCGGCGAAGCCCATGCCGAGCTGGATCTCGTGGGGCTCGAGCATGCGGAATCCGGCGTCGTCGATGTCGAGGCTGATCGGCGCGCCCGGCTCCAGGAGCGACTGATGGCCGGCCGTCGTCAGCGCGCGCAGCGGTTCGTGCACGGGAGTCGACATCTGACCGCTGTCGCCTCGTGCGGTGTTGTTCCGCATCACGAGCGCGTGGTGGTTGCCCTCCGCGCTGACAGTGTCGATCGGCTGTGACGTCGGCTTCGCGACGCCGTGGTTTCGCAGCGGGATGACGAGACCAGCGCTGTCAACCGTCGTGACCGTGCCCATCGGGTCGGTCGTCGGCCGCGAGGCACCCTTCGAGTAGTACGGGACCAGCAGCCCGGTCTCGTTGCGCGTCGACTGCGTGCGCAACGGTTCGGCGACGGATGCCGCGGACTTGCCGTCGCGCCCCTCGACCGGGATGAGCTGCGCGACGAACATCGACCCCGACGCCGTGAGGGCGCCGAGTGCATCGGTGGCGGGCTTGGCCGGGACGGTGTTGCCCTCGCCGCGCACGATAAGCGGCGGGATCGCAAGCCCGTGCTCAGCCGTGCCCGTCTGCGCCGGGATGGGCGCGCCGAGCTCGCTGACACGGAGGTAGCCCGACCCGGTCGTGACGCCGTCGTACGTGTTGCCTGCGGCCTTCGCGATGATCGGCGCCCAGTGGCGTTCGATGCCGCGGCGGATGCGCTCGCGCGTCTTCTCGGCGAGCGGCTTCGCGCGGTCGCCGATGCGCGGCGCGGGCAGTGACCAGTCGATGATCGACTCGGCGGCCAGCCACCCCGGCTCGATCGGCGTCCAGCACGACGGGCACCGATAGACGTACTGCGCCCGGTACCGGCCCCACTGCTCCTTCTTCTTGAACGCCTGGACGGCTTGCACCTCGCCGTGCTCGGGGCACACGGCCATCGGCCGCGTCCACTTGCCGACGTCGGGGCCGGGGCGGTCCTTCGACACCAGGTCTTCGCGCCACATGACGATGTACATGCGGTCGCGGGACTGCGGCGCCGGGAGCCCGCCGATCTGCGCGTGCATGCTGTTCAGCCACACGATCTGCGTCCGGTAGCCGAGGGCACGCATCGCCATCTGCCACGCCTCGAACTGGTCCCACCGGTACGCGTCGACGACGTTCTCGAGGATGATCGCCATGTACCGGTGGTGCTCAGCGAAACGGGGAATGTCCCACATCGTGGCGCGCGAGCGGTTCGCGGCCTCGTCGGCGAGCGGGCGGGTGCCGTCCAGCTCGAACAGCGCCTGATCCTGCTGACGTTGACGCTTCACGCCCTTCGCGATCGAGTGGTTAGTGCACTCCGGCGACCCCCACAGCACGTGCGTCTTCGGGAAGTACGCCGGGTTCACCTGCGAGATGTCGGCCTGCGAGTGGTCCGTGTCGGGGTGGTTGATCTGGTGCGACTCGATGGCCAGGGCCCAGTGGTTCGCGGCGATGACGACGCGATAGCCCGCCTCGACGAGACCCGACGATGACCCGCCGGCGCCGCAGAACAGGTCGGTGACGGTGAGCCCGTTCCACGGCACAGCGGGGCGCGCGTAGCCGACGGGGGGCGCGAGGGTGGCGGTAGCCATCAGGACTCCTTGGTGAGGGTGGGGCTGTGATCGGTGCGGCAGACGATGCACACCTTCGAGAGGACGGATCCGCCGTCAGGGCCGTCAATCCAGTCGACGAGAACCCCGTGCTGGCCGCACCGCTCGCAATACTCGGGACGGGCTCGGCGGGTGGCGGTCAGCTCGAGGCGGTGCATGGCGCGGCGGACGAGGCGGAACAGCTGGTCCTGCAGGGCGTCGAGGTCATCCCACGACTGGATGTGCTCGACGGCGTCCGATAGCCACGCGTTCGCCGTGTACGCCCACTCGCGGGCAAGCTCGACGTCGTCTGGCAGTCCGGGCGGGAGCTGCGGTGCTTCGACGCCGAGGCGGGATGCCGCGACGACGAGGTAGCCGCGCAGCGCGTCCCACACGGCGCGCGCGTTCCGCGCCTCGGGGCCGTCGACGAGGGGAACGTTGTCGACGTACCCGCCGCCGGACACACGCTCGGTGAGCTTCGCAGCTTGGACACCGCGAACGGCGACGGCGATGGTGCCGGTCGTCTCGACGACGTACGGCAACTGGTCGACGTGCCAGAGGTACTCGGCGACCCATTGCTCGCGCGCGGCCGCGGGGTCGATCGCGTCAGCCGGGATCAGCGCGCTCACGCCTGCCCTCCGTGGTCGCAGTGGCAGGGGGTCATCTCGTCGTTGGCGTCGAGCGCCCAGCCGGTGCAGTTGCGGTGCTTCCCGTCTCGGCATTCGGGGCACGTCGGCTGTTCGATCTGCGCGAGGATGCGCGCGGTGGTGTCGTCGTCGAGTCTGCGGAGGCCGAGCGAGCCGCGGTACGGGATCGGCTCCGCCAGCGCACGAGGGTTCGCGAGCACGAGGTGCTGATACCAGCCATCCGGTGCCGGTCCCATTGCCCATGGAGAGCAGTGGTGTCGGCATCCGTCAGGGTGCTCCGGGCAGTGGTTGTCCATCCGGCCGCACCCGTCGATGACAGAGGCGCTATGCACGTCCGTCAGGTCGACGACGCCAACGATGTGACCGCCGTGTCGTGGGCCGCCCGCCACCATCGTGCGCACGTCCTGGCCGCTGATCAGGTGCACAGACTGCAGGGCCGCCTCGACGTCGTTGTAGGAGCCGATCTCTTTCGCGACGTGGATGGCGACGGGCCCGCGGTAATCGCCGGCGATGTTGCGGACGCGGTTCTCGACGTCCTTGCCGCCGTGGATGATCGCCCATGCCCACGGCTGGCGCACGGTCAGAATGCGCATCAGGCCACCGCCTTCTGGCCGCCGGCGGGCACGTTCGACGTGAGACCGAGGTCCCGGCGCACCATGCCGACATACGCGCGGGTGATCTTGAGCGCGACGCCCATCGCGGCGTCCGACTTGCCGGCGGCGTGCAGCGCGCGCACCCCGGCTTCGATCTCGTCGCGGCGTCGGCGGCGACCGTTGCGCGGCCCATCGACGGGTGCGGTGGGCTCGCCTGCGGCCACGTGCGCGTCGAACGCTGCGGAGGCGCGGTCGCGGGCGGCGATCGCTTCGTCGACGGCGCGCTCGGCGTTGCGCAGGGTGAGGTCGAGTGCGAGCCGCTGCATCCGCCAGTCGGCCGCGGCGCGCTCGACGTCGGCCGGCGACGTCACGGGATCCGGGGCGGTAGGTGCCGGCGCGGGCTGGGTGGGCGCGGGCTGAATGGGCGCGGGAGCCGCACGGTCGGGTCGTTTCAGTGCGGGTGCGGGGACCTGCGCCAGGCGCTTCCGGGCGGCACGGTTCGCCGCGCGATCCCGTCGCTCGACGTCCGCGCGCGCGGAGTCTTCGGCGGCAACGATGTCGGCAAGGGGCACGCCCGCGTCGAAGAGGCGGCGGAACGAGTAGTCGCCAGCGTGGCGGCGATACACGTCACGGCAGGGCAGCGGCGCGGGGCAGGCGCTGGTGCGGCATCCGAACCGGTGGCCGTCAGGGGTGCCGTGAGGGAAGTCGTCGGTGAGGCGGTCGGCGGTGCCCATCAGTGCCCTCCCAGCTGGTCACGCAGCGAGCTGATGCGCTGCTCAGCGGCGTACTCTTCTCCGGCTTTCGCGGCGACGACGATGGCGGCCGCCGCGTCGCGGGCCTCGTCGGGCGTGAGCGGCTGTTCGACGTGGATGCGGACGAGCCCGTCGTCGTCGACGTGGATGTCGGCGACGAGCTGCTCGACGGTGCGGGTGATCTCGGTCATGGCGGGTCCTCTCAGAAGGGGGGCTGTTCGGGGTAGACGGGCTCGTCGGGAGCGAGGTCCAAAGCGGGTGCATCCCAGACGCGGCCGCACGCGTGCGCGGGCGCGGTGTGCCCGTCAACGTGGCGCCGCGGCCACCAGCGCGATCGGCTGCTGGTGATGGTCGTCCCGGCGTGCTCCTGGATCTGCCAGAGCTGGATGCCGGTGATGACGCACGCGGTGATCTGCGTCGCGCCGAGGGCGATCGGGTCGAGCCGTGGCTCGCCGATGAGGACGCCGAGCTGGAAGTCGACGCGCACCTCGAGCACGCGCGCGTGGCATCGGCCGCAGCGGGCTGCAAGCGGGGCCGTGCGGCTCATCGCTGATCCCACCGGATGTCGCGCGGGTCGTCGGATTCGGGCTCGCTCTCCGGGGCGTAGAGCACGATGTTCGTGTAGAAGCGGCGCCCGTTCGACTTCGCAGTGCCGACGTCGAACCGGTGCTTCAGCTGACGACCGAAGCTCTGCGTGGTGACGGCGTCCTCATGCTGCTCCCGGCACCAGGCGTCGTACGCCTTCCTCAGCTCGCTCATCTCGACGCGCACGATGTCGCCGCCACCGATCGAGCAGCGGTCTTCGACGAACCGGCCGAGGTGGTCCTCCTCCGCGCGGTACGTGTCGGTCGCGGCGAGGACCTCGTCGGGGGTCTGCAGCCCGTCCTGCGCGTAGCCGACGGCGCCGCGGATGATCCAGGCGAGGATGCCGGGGCCTTCCTCGTCGACGAGGCGCTGCTGCAGGTCGTCGATGCGCTCTTCGTCGGTGACCGAGTGGGTGAAGGGGATGAGGCGCAGGCGCCGCCACACGCTGTCGCCGCCTGTCTCGACCTTCGGTTGGCTGTTGCCGAGCAGGAGGAACGTGTGCGACGGGGCGAAGTCGAAGAAGTCCTTGTTCATGAACCGGGCGGTGATGGTGTCGCCGCCGGTGAGGGCCTTCATCTTCGCCTCGTCGAACTTCGTGTCCTCATTGATCTCGGACGCGATGACCAGGCGCCGGCCCTGCAGCAGCGCGAGCTCGGTGGGATGCTGGTCCCGGCCGACGACGAGGAAGTTGCGAGGCGCGGAGGTGGCGTAGTCCCCGGCGATCGCCGACAGCACCTCGGCGAAGACGCCCTTGCCGTTGCCGCCGCCGCCGTGCGCAAACGGGAGGATGTGCTCGCGCACCTCGCCGATGAACATCAGCCCGGCGAGGCGTTGCATGTACCGCTCGACGGCGGCATTCGACTGGAACGTGACCTTCAGGAACTGATCCCACAAGGGCGTCTTCATCCCGACGTCCGGGGTGACCGTCGTCTGCTTCGAGTGAAACAGTGCCGGCGTCGGCGCGGCGATCGCACCGGAGCGCATGTCGACGACGCCGCCGGGGGTGTTCAGCTGCCACGGGTGCTGGTCGAACTCGGCCGCGGCGATGCGCATAGCGGGCGCGGCGCGGGCCAGGCGCACGGCGTCGCCGATCGCGCGGGCACGCATCGACTTGAGCCGCCATGCTTTCAGCGCGGTGTTGTCGGTGGGGATGCGGCGGATGACGTCGCGCGCGGCTTCGATGGCGGGGCCGTCGTCGGGGTGCCACGCCCACCGGGTGCCCTCCCATGTGACCCACTTGCCGGCGTCGGCGACGTACCGCATCGTGCCGGAGTACTCGGCGACGAGGAGGCGCGCGTTGCCGTCGTCGGTCAGGTCCGCGCTGTCGCCTCCGATCGTCGCGGCGGGGGCGGTCGCGGTGGCCGCGGCGCCGACGGCGGAGATCTGCGTGCCCGTCGACGTCGTGCGCGACGCCGCGGCCGCGGTCGGCGCGAGGGCACGGGGCGCGCGGTGGCCGTACTCGGCGTCGGCGAGGGCCTTCGCTGCGGCGCCGTGATCGCCGCGGTGGTTGAGCAGAGTGTACGCGCCGAACTTCGTGTACGGCACCTCGGGTTCGAAGTCGGTCGACGAGGTGAACACGTAGAGGCGATCGCGGTCGCCGGCGTGCCCGGTGGTGGCGCTGATGCCGTCCTTCTTCCCGGGCCGGCGCCAGTACCTCGTGGCGCCGCGGGTGAAAACGTGCACCCAGCCGACGAGGATGTCGGCCCAGTCGGTCTTGCGTTCGAAGTCGTCGCCGGGGGTGATGTCGCCTTCCGCGGCGTGGAACGTGGTCGACCACTTCGCGTCGACGGGGCCGCCTGTGCTGGCCGGGGTCTCGTCGGGCATGGTGTCGAGCGCGGCGTGCACGATGGCATGCACCTGGTCGCGCTCTTCGCGGGTGAGGGAGGGGAGCGTGGTGGGCCCGCCGACGAGGCGCACCCACGCGCGGCCGGTCGGGTGGACGGCGCCGGCCGAGGGGGCGAGCACGACGAACCCGCCGGTGCCGCGCGTCTCGGCGAGCGTCTCGCGGAACGGGGCCTCGTCCTTCGGCCGCTGAGCGACCTTCGTGTTGCCGGGTACCGTGCCGCCCTCGACGCGGTAGAGCAGGTGCAGGCCGCCGGAGGGCGACTGCTCGGACCATCCGCCGATGAGGCGGTCGTAGACGGGGCGGAGGCCGGTGCCGTCGAGCAGCTCGAGCACGTCGCCCATCTGCGTCATAGCGACGCCCTCGACCTCGAGCAGCTCGACGTCGCCGTGGCCGGTGACGATGCCGATGCCCTGCTCGAGGTCGTTGTCGAACCAGGCGCGCAGCTGCGCCTCGTCGGCCGCGGCGTCCGTGTACGCCTTCCACGCGACGCGGGGGCGCTTCATGCCGTCGGCGGCGACGGGCACGACGGATAGGCCCGCTGCGTGCAGTTCGAGGGCGGTGGCGAGAAGAGTGCTCATGCGCAGTTGCAGGCTCCGGTGGTGGCGCGGACGGTGAAGCAGTCGGGGCAGACGGTGGCGGGGTCGAAGTCGAACTTCGTGCGGGGGCAGGACGCGTGCCGCCACGCCTCGAACGTGTTCGGGCGCACGATGCGATCGCCGACCTGGATCCAGGTGTCGCAGTCGGGGCAGAGCGCGGGGTGTTGCGCGACCGTCGACGTGCTGGTGTTCTCATTGCTCATGTGCCCGGGCGCGGAGTCGAACCGCGCCTGCGACCATCCGGGCTGCCCGTTCAGAAGGCGACGAGGTCGAGTTGCTGCTGCGTCGCGCCGATCGCTGTGGCGATCTGGGCATCCGGGATGCCGGCGGCGCGCAGCTGCTGTACCTGCGACAGCTGCACGTCGGTCAGCCCGCTCGGGTGCGCTGCCACCGGCTGGGCTACCGGCTGCTGTGCCGCGGGCTGAGCGACCGGCTGAGCGGCCTGCTGCGGCACCGGCTGCTGCGCGGCGACGGGCTGCTGGTACGCCGGCTGCTGCGCCACCTGGGGCGCCGCGGCCGCGGGCTGCTGAGCGAACGCCGACGTCGGCGAGGTGTACTGCGCGGCGTACATCTTCGCCGGGTTCGCCGGGTTCTTCGACGCCGGGTCGTTCCCGATGTACTGCACCGTCAGCGTGCCGCCCGGCTCGATGTCGGACGCGTTCGCGGCCCGGATCGCCTCCGAGATCGCGCGCTTCATGTTTCCCGACGCGACGTACAGCGTCCGCGCGCCGTCGTCGCTCATGTCGGCGCGCTGGTCCGTCTGCAGGTCCACGAGGATCTGCATCTTGGGGTCGCCGTTGGGCCAGAAGTCCGGCTCCTGGCTGCCGAACTTCGTCTGCTGCCGCTCGCGCGGGGCAGACTTCACGGTGCCCGAGATGGTGGCGCCGACGACGTCGAACTTGACGCCCTTGCTGCTGGAATCGAAGAGGGACATGTTTCTCCTTGTGGTTGGTCTTGTCAGCGGTCGAACAGGTTGGTGACGGGAGCAAGCACCGCTGGCTGCGGCGTCGCGGGGATGGGTCTGGGGGCTGGCGGGAACGGCGGGATGCACGTCGGGTGGACGGTGCTGCCGTCGGCCGCGGCCGCGGGGTGCAGCGGGAGGCCGCAGTCGTCGCAGAGCTGCGCGATCGTGGCCGGCGGGACCGTGGGGCGGATGGGGGTGACCGGGGCGGCGGCGCGCGCCGGGCAGAGCAGCTGCTCGTGCACCTGCCACGACCGCTCCCACTCGGCGACGTTGTCCCGGCGCTCGTGGCTCTTCCACCCGCAGTGCTCGCACGTGCGCTCCGGGATGAGTTCCGCGATGGGCGGGATGGCGTTCCCCGGGGCGGGGGTAGGCGTGACGGGCCCGACGTCGAAGAGGGATCCGCCGGCGGCGCGGTGCTGCGCGCGCTGCTCGGTTCTGCACCAGGTGCACCACTGGTCGTCGCACAGCGGCGACGCCTGCAGCGCTGCGTCGATGCCGACGACCTGCAGGAGCAGGTTGAGGCGGTTCGCGCGGAGCATCGCCTCGCCGGCGAGGTGCGGGTTGTACGGCTCGGACCAGAACACGGCGTTCTGCAGCTCGCCGTCGCGGGGGAGGAACGCGATCGCCACGGCGCGGCAGGGGCCCCATCCGCCGTCGTCGGTGAAGCCCTTGCCGTAGAGGTGCGCCTGCACGCGGTACTGCTCGCTGGGGCCGTGGATGCGGTACTTCGTGAGCTGCTTCGGGCCGACGATCTTGTGGTCGATGACGGTGCCGGTGGGCACGTGAAACAGGTCGGAGTGCCCGGTGATGCTGGTGCCGCCGATGGTGCCGACGGTGACCTGCTGCTCGGTGACCCACTCCCAGTTCGTGACGTCGCCGGTCTCGTTCGAGATGTTCGCGGCGTCGAACCAACGCTCGAGCTGGTCGTGCACCGCGGTCCCGATCGCGGGCTTCCACGCGGGCCCACGGTCGGGCTCGCCGTCGCCGTGCAGCTTGTGCAGGATCCACCGGTCGCAGGGCTTGCCGATCTCGGACGGGCCGATGCGCTTCTGCAGCGACCGCGGATGCCGCGTGATGCTGTCCCGGATGACCCCGAGGTACAGGTCCTCGACGGTGGTCATGCGCCGATCGCTTTCTGCGTGGAGCGGTAGACGGCGTACATGGTCTGGCCGGTGCCGTCGACCATGTACGGCAGCATGACTTCGTCGAGGGTCGCGAGCTGCGCGTCGATGAGCGCGGCCTGCGCCTCGAGCCAGTCCTTCGCAATCCGCCAGGCGACGCGCGCGGCCTGCGCGGCGTTCTTCTGCGCGGGCTTCACGGCGGGGTCGGCCTTCATCGCAGCGAGAACGCCGTCGGTGCGCACGGGGAGCTCGAAGTCGCGCACGCCGTAGTCGGTCTTCATGGTGAAGGCGAGGCCGGCGGCGACTCCGTGCTCGTCGTAGAGCGTCGAGATGCGGGTGACGCCGCGTCGGGCGAGGGCGCGGTTGATCTCGCCCATCGTCTTCTCGACGTCGATGGTGGTCGTGTAGTTGAGGATCGGCATGGTGATCGCTCCTTTCCGTGCCGCCCCGGGACTCGAACCCGGTGTGTATGCCGTCGCGGCGTTGGCCGTCAGGCCGTGATCGTGAGCGAGTCGCGCAGCGCGGTGACCCAGGCGTTCTGCCCACGGACGCGGTCGCGCTCCTCCTGCAGCGCCTTGGTGTCACGTTCGAGTGCACGGGCGAGACGACCGATCTCGCGCTCGCGGTACTCGGCGACGGGGAGGCGATCAGGCACGGACGGCTCGTAGCCGTCGACGTCGAACCGCAGCGACTCCTCGATCTGCTCGACCATGAACTTCCTCAGGCCCTCGTGCTCGGCCGTCGGCGGAGTCCACGCCCGAACCTGCTCGAGCATCGACTCGTAGCGCTCGCGCATCGCGTCCCGCTTCGTGACGTACTCAGACCGGTACTTCTCGGCTTCGGCGATCGCCTCGTCCTGCAACTCGGCCCACGCCTCGTCGGGGCGACCCCACGCTTCGGTCAGCGCGGCGCCGGACTTCTCGACGGCGCGGATGCTGTAGTCGCTGACCTCGCGCAACTGGATCTCAGCGTCGAGCGACTCGTCGCGCTGCATGATCGCCGCGCCCATCGCTCGGGAACAGCGGAGCACGAACTGCGCGAACGTGATCGGCTCGCCGTCGTAAAGCGGCTGGGTGTACCCGGTGGGCATTACTTCACCACCACGGACTTGGCGCCGCGCACCTGGTGCTCATCGAGCACAGCCGGCGCGAACTGCTTCTTCACCGCGGCGAGGTCAACGCCCGTGGTCGTCTTGTACAGCTGCGGGTACTGCTCCTGCGGGTACTCCTTCGCGACCCAGTCGGTGTCGAGGCGCGAGTACTCGCGCACCTGGACCTTCATGCCGTCGATGTCGTGCGTGCCGACGGGCAGCCGCTCGGTGAGCAGCGCGTCGATCTGCGCGATGCGCTCCGCGATGTGCTCGGCGTCGGCCTTCAGCGACGCGCGGTCGGCGACGAGCTCTTCATTCGTCTGCTGCCGCTGCTTGGCCTGGGTGATGGGGGTGATGGGTGCGGGCGTGCTCATGGTCTTCATGCCTCCTCGGCGTCGGTGGTGCTGGTGGTGGTGTCGTCGTCGACGAGCTCGGCGTCGACGACGTCGGCCTCGTCGAACTCGGTCGTGTAGCCCTGCTCGAACTCCTGCATGAGCAGCTGCGCGAGTTCGCCGAGGGGGCCGCCGAGCTGCGCGACCTGGTAGTCGCCGGGCAGGAGGTCGCCGTAGTCGGCGCGGGGGAGCGCGCTGCGGGTGAGGGCGAGGGCACCCGACGGTGCGCGCAGCTCGATCGAGAACTTCCCCGGCGCCTGGTCGGTGAGGCGCACGGTGTACTGGCCGGCGGATGCTTCGAGCTCGAGGGGCTGCGCGAGGACGGGCGGTTCGTCGGCGTCGGGGTCGGGCAGGTCGAGGGGCTGCTTGATGTGCTGCACGCGGCCGTCGTGCAGGCGCTGGAGCAGCGCGCGGGCGGCGTCTTGGTCGTCGTCGTCGACGGCGAGTTCGATCGCGACGATCTCGATCTTCGGGATCTTCTCGAACGAGTCGTTCTGGGTGATCTCCTTCGTGCGGACGAGGGCGACGACGGGCAGGTACTTCTGGCTCGGGTAGATGCCGAGCAGGTGCCGGCCGTTCGACTCGATGCCGTTGTCGTCGTACTCCTTCGGGAGTGACGATGCGAGCTTGACCATGGGGTTTCCCTTTCAGTGGGCGGGGGTGGTGACGCGGAGGGGCCAGTCGAGGCGCGAGAACGCCTCTTCCTGCTCGGGCAGGTAGTCGGGGGACGGGATGCCCGCCCAGCGGGATCCGGCCCACATGAGCGCGGCCGCGTCGGCGACGTTGTCGTCCTGGATCACGGCATCCGGGAACGCGGCGCGGATCGCGGTGACGACGTCGTCCTTGCTCGAGCGGCCGTTGCCGGTGGCGAGCTTCGCCCGGCTGGACGGGGACACGGCGACGACCGGGCCGCGGGCGAACATCTGGTCGACGAGCCACCAGAAGAACGCCATGCGCTCGCCGTGGGCGCCGAACTGCTTCGTCGACGTCGGGATCTCAATCAGGGTGACGTCGACGCGGGCGGGGACAGCTGTGAGCGTGCCCTCGATCGCGCGGCGCAGCCGCTGCCGCTTCGCGATGAGGCTCGTGCCGATGTTCGGCGTGCGCACGCGGCGCGTGATGATCTCGCCGTCGTTGTTGACGGCGACCCCGGTACACGTGAGCGACGGGTCTAGGCCGACCGCGATCACGAGCGCACCTCCCGCGCACCGGTCATGCATGCTCCGCACACCACGTCTTCGATGCACGTGCACTCCGCCTGTTCGGCGTTCACGCGATCACCGCCAGCGCGACGATCAGCTCGACCAGGACCGATGCGCCGGTGACGCCGGCGAGCACGATCAGGCCGCAAGGGGCGGGGGTCGCGTCGAGCACCGCGGTGACGGCGTCGTGGTGCTGAGGTGCACGGCGCGCACGGTACGGGCGGCGACGCAGCGCCTTCGGGGCGCGCAGCTGCAGACGGTTCATCAGGACTCCGTGACTTCGAGAAGGAGGTGGGGTGCTCGGTCGAGCAGGTGTTAGGTGAGGGGGCCCGCCGGGGGCGCTTCGACGTGGGGGCCGTCGACGCGGGGGACGTTGCGCTCCCCGGCGGGGGTCTTGGGAGCTCGCGGCATGCAGATGTGCAGCAGCGCAAACGGTGCGAGCACGACGATCAGGTCGCCGCTGTTGAATCCCGGCTGGATGGCGGCGGGGGCGACGAGCACGGCGAGCAGCACGACGGCGGCTGCAGCGGCGACGCGGCGCAGGCTCATGACTTCGCCTCGACTCGTCCGGAGAGCAGCCACGCGACGACGTCGTCGCGGGTGTAGCGAATGAGGGCCGACCCGGGGAGCTTCAGGTATGCCGGGCCGGTGTCCGCATCGCGCCACCGCTCGAGGGACTTCGGCGCGACATCGAGTAGGTCGGCGAGAACCCGGGGCGACATCACGGCGGGCAGGTCGTCGAAGCCGGCGGGCAGCTCGACCGCTGCATCCGGATCCGGCTGCGGCAGGGCGACGAGACTCACAGTCCCACCACCGCAACCGTGCGCTCGTCGAGCGGCGTGAGCACCTCGACGATGGAGACGTCGAAGTGGGCAGCGATCAGACCCAGTTCGTCGATGGTGAACGGGGTGGAACCCAGCAGCCGGCGCTTGAGCGTGCTCAGGGAGATACCGGTCTCCTCGGCCAGCTTCTCGACCGACTCGCGACGATCAGCGAGGATGGAGCGGATGGCTCGCGCCGCCTTGCCGCTCGGTGTGGAGTAGTTCATGCGGACTAAAGTAGTTCACACGAACTGAAAAGCAACCGAGATTGCATTTTTCGTGTCAAATCTGACACGATGAGGGGGTGACGAACTACGCACCGAGCCTCATGGCCCGCGAGATCACCGCACGCATCCGCGGCCTCATCGCCCGCTACGACGTGAGCCAAGCCGAGCTAGCGGTGCTCTGCGACGTCAGCCAGTCGCAGTTCTCCAAGATCATCCGCGGCACCCGCCCCATGACCCTCGACCAGCTCGTCGTCGTCTGCGAAGCACTCGCCATCGACCTCGGCGAACTCGCCTCCGAAGTCGAAGAGTTCATCAACGAACGCGACCTCGACAAGAGCTCGCCGGTGGTCTACGTCGAGGAAGGCTTCCGACTCACCCCCGCGCATGAGCGCGCCGAGAACCGCCTCGACGAATGGGGGACGTCCGCGTACGCGCGCATCCACCGCGACAACGTCATCCACGCCGACTTCGGCAATGTCGGAGGCCTCGACCAAGATGACGTCGACATCAAGCAGCCGCCCGCCACGCAGCGCACGGCCGCCAAGAAGGGAACGCGGAAAGCCGACCAGGCCCCGCACGCCGAATGATCGCTGGGGGGCGAATGAAAACGATCCTGAGATTCGCAGCCGAACACGGCATCCGCGTCCACGCAGCACACCTCGAAGACGGCGTCCTGGGAGAGTGGTACGCCGACACCCGCGAGGTCTACTACGACATCACCCTCACCCCCGACGAAGCCGTCTGCACCATCGCGCACGAACTCGGCCACGCCCACCACGGCCACCGATGCGAAGACGACGCACGCGACGAACAGCAAGCCGACGAGTACGCCGCCGCCCTGCTGATCAACCCGCAACGGCTCGCACACCTCGAACGACTCGGCCTGGCCAAGCACGACATCGCCGAAGAACTCCACGTCTCAGAAGAGCTGCTCGACGCATTCCTCGGCCGCTGGATCACCCGACTCCGCGGCGTCTCCTACGTCCGGTCCCGCATGGGCAACGGCGCCTGGACCCACCGCATCGAGGTCGCCTGATGGCCCGCGCCTGGATCGTCGACCTCTGGGTCAAAGACGCCACCGTGAGCCTCCCCGACGGCGGCACCACCAAGATCAGCCCCACCAGCGCACAACTGCGCGCCCTCAAATCCCTGCCCGACCACTTCCGCTCCTCCCGCTTCGGGCAAGGACAACGCTGGTCCGCGCGCTGGCACGAACCCGGCCACGAGAAGCAGACGCCCCGATCACGAGCCTTCACCCGCCGCACCGACGCCGAAGCGTTCATCGCCTCCCTCGAAGACGACATCCGCTCCGACCGGTACATCGACCCATCCGCCCGCGAACAGACCTTCGCCGCGATCGCCGAATCCTGGCTCGCCTCCAAGGGCCGCATCAAGGACTCCACGTGGCGGCGCTACCGCCGCGAACTCGACAACTACGTCCTCCCGAAGTGGGGGACCGTCGCCGTCGGCAGCATCACCCGCACCCAGATCGACGCATGGGTGAAGCAGCTCCGCGACGGCACCGCACCCCACGTCTTCGACGTGAACCAGCACGTCAAGAAGACCGCCCGCAAACCCGTCAAGATGGCACCCGCCTACCTGCAGCACGTCGTGCGCATCACCTTCGGCGGCGCCATCCGCTACGCCCTCGCCGAACGGTACATCGGCCGCAACCCACTCGAGCTCGTCGAACTCCCACGCGACGAAGGCGACCTCGAGCACGACCTCCCGCAGCTGTCCTACCCCGACATCGAAACCCTCGCCGAGACCGCCCGCGAACTCACAGGACGCCGCGTCGACGAGCTGCTGCTGCAACTGCTCGCGCAGAGCGGCCCCCGCATCGGCGAAGCGACCGCGCTCAAGATCCGCGACCTCGACGTCGACGGCAACCGCGCCCGCATCCACCGCACCTGGACCGTCGACCGCGAAGGCCACCGCATCCTCGGGCCCGTCAAGACATGGGAGAAACGGTGGCTCCCGATCATGCCGACCCTCATGGCCGAGCTCACCCAGATCGCCGGCGGCCGCGACGATGATGACTTCCTCTTCACCGCCACCCGCGGCGGCCCCATCGACGGCGGCAACTGGTACACCCGCGTCTGGACCAAGACCCGCACCGCCGCCGGCCTCGCCACCGCCATGTCCGTGCACGACCTCCGCCACGTCGCCGCCACCAACGCGATCGCCGCCGGCGCCGACGTCAAGCTCGTGCAACAGATGCTCGGCCACAAGGACGCCACCGAGACCCTCAACACGTACGCGCACCTCTGGCCCGACCGTGTCGCAGAGGTCATCGCCGCCGTCGAACGCCGCCGCGCAGAAGCCCTCGCCGCCGCCCGTTCTCGAGCCGCGTGAGATCCCCCGGGAGATCCGAGTTGACACGGGAATGCTGTCACCCCCTACGTTGATGGTTGGAACGGTGTCGCACACGACACCAGGCGTCGAGACCCCCGGACAAGCACCCCGTGCACCCGGGGGTCTCGTGCTTCCCAGACACCTCGGCCGGGAGTCGAGCACGCGCCGCACCGCCACAGGGGGTGAGCGCACGACGCCCGCTCCTCCCGGCCAAGGACCCCGACCGGTGTCAACGCCAGCCACGCATGACGGCAGCGAAGGACTCCCACAATCGCCGCCCGACTTCGCCGGCGAGGAGCACCTGCACCGCCTCGAGCGGCGCCCCGCACACCCGCGCCGGCGCCGCTCGAGAAACGGCAGCCGTCAGCTGCGCGAAGCAACCGGCCGGGAGATGCCCAGGTAGAAGCGCTGACCATTCGACTTGCCCTGCACGGCGCCGAGCTCACGCAACGCGCGCCCGATCGCGACAGGGGTCTGCGGGGTCGAACCGCGATTCATCGCCCAGGCATTGAACGCGTCGATGAACTCCGACTGCTGGATGCGGCCCGTCTGATCTCGAACGACATCGCCCTGATCTGCGAAGAAGTCCTCGAGCAGGGCTAGAGCGATCGCGGTCTGCGAACCGAGCAACGCGACGTGCCGACCCGGGGGAGCGGCGCTTGCCACGAGCGCAGAAACGTCAGCGTCGAACACGTGGTGTCCGCAGGCGGGGCAATGGATGGCAGTAGTCATAATCCGAATACTGTACCGCCCTACCGGCCCCTTGCGCGCCCTGACGAATATCGCGCCCTGCTCCACTGGCGGGCAGGGCGCGATATTCGTCACCAGGGCGCGAACAGGGCGCATCCAGGAACATTAACGGGCCCTGATCTAGCCGCGTGATTCCGGGGTTTTCCAGCCAACAGGGCGCGTAGGGCGCGTTACTGGGAATGACAGCAGCTCTTTGACTACTACTAGTGACTAGCTACCTCTGACATCGCGCGCGATTCGCCCTAACCACAGGAAGCCGAATATCGCGCCCTGCCACAAGCGAGAGAGGACACCGATGCCCGACCTCGAGGTCTACCAACGCACCGACCACCGATGGGCATGGCGTCTCCGCGCAAGCAACGGCGCCATCGTCGCCACCGACGGCGGCCAAGGCTACGAGAACCGCGCCGACGCCGCCCGCATGGCTGACGCCGTCACTTCTGACCTCTACGCCGACAGCACCTGCCACATTCGCCTCGACCGCATCCGCGAACACCTCACATGGTGGGAACGACCCGACCGCCCCCACGCCGACGGCGCCGCCCTCGCCATCGCCATCCGCGCCATCATCGACCCACCGACCACCGCTTCTGCAGGTCCCGCGCAGACGACCGACTGAGGAGGCGACGCCGTGAGCGACAAGGTCAAGGCCACGTTCCAGGGCGAGACGCCGGCGCAGCAACGCGATCGCATCCTGCGCCAGCACTTCCCCCGTGTCCTGCCCTACGTCTACGACGACCTCTACAGCCTCGGCTACGACCCCGAATCATGGGACGGAATGTGGCGCATCCCCGCGTCGGTGGAGTTCCCCGTGCTGTGGCTCACCATGCGATGGGCCCTCGTCTGCGAAGTCGTCACCGAACCCGGCAGCTACCGGGCTCGGCTGACCCGCCGCAACCGGGTGAGGAAACGCTGGGTCCTGCGCCGCGTCGTCCGATGAAGGTCTGCGCCGAACCCGGATGCCCCACGCTCACCCGCGGCCGACGCTGCCCCACCCACCAACGTCAGGCAGAGCAACGCCGCGGGTCACGACAGCAACGCGGCTACGGACCCGAGCACGACAAGCTCCGGACGGCATGGGAACCCGAGGTCCGCACCGGCACCGTCCGATGCGCCAACCCGAAATGCCTCCGCCCCCACGACCCGCTCATCCACCCCGACGAACCCTGGGACCTCGGACACCGCGCCGACCGCAGCGGATACCGAGGACCCGAACACGCAGCCTGCAACCGCAGCGAAGGCGGCCGCGCCGCACACCGATGAGACGAGGACCCCCGATGGACGAAGACGAGCAGAAGCCCGACATGCTCGCCCCGGAGATCCAAGCAGCCCGCGACGCTGTCGGCCGAGCCATCGCCGATTACCTCACCCTCATCCACCCAGGCGAATCCCCATACGTCGTCGCGTGGGCAGTCGGAGCAGAATGGACTAACGCCGAGCTCGAGCAGACTGGGCGAGCCGGACGCGACGTCATCGCCGCCAACGACCAGAGCATCAGCGCATCCGCCGGCATCGGCGCCTACCTCACCCACCGCTTCGCATGACGCCCTCGACCGAACGCGACCCGGCCAAGCAGCTCGTCACCGCGAAGATCCTCCTCGCCATGTTCGAAGCCCAACTCACCGAGTACGACAACATGAGCGACCACGACCGCGAACACACCGAACGAGGCCAAGACCTCACAGCCCGACTCCCCGGCCTCCGCCAAGGCCACACACAGTGGGCAGAGCGCACACGCCTCCTCCAAGACCACATCGCACAGACCACGCCTCACACGCCCTGACACAGCCCCGCAACGCCCCTCACAGGCGCCCCCAGACCCGGCCCGACACCGACCTCAGGGGGTGGGGGGAGGCCCCCCGAGGCCCCCACCCGCCAGTACCGCCGGGGAGGTGGCTCCGATGCGCGCCGGAATCAAAGACTTCTCCTGAGGGGGTGCCAGATGCCTCGTGGAGGTGCCCGAACGGGGGCCGGCCGGCCGCCTGACCCGACGTCGCTGGCGGAGTCGCTGCGCATCGAAGCGGGCGCGATCCGGACCCTGCCGAAGCAGCGGACCGGGCCGACGCCGGCGTGGCCGCTGTCGAAGGCGACGGCCCGCGAGCGCACGGTGTGGACGTCGATGTGGAAACGGCCGCAGGCGATCGTCTGGGAAGAGCAGATGTCGCACCGTCAGGTGGCGATGCACGTCCGCACCTCGGTGGAGGCGGAGGAGCCGGGCGCGACGGCGGCGCTGCGGGGTCTGCTGCTGCGTCAGGAGAACGACCTACTGCTGTCGCACGCGGCGCTGCTGAGGGCCGGGTTCCGGATCTCGGTGAACCCGACGCCGGCGCCCACCGTGGCCGCGTCGACGCCGGCCGCGGCGAAGCGGCAGGTGCCGTCGGCGCGAGGAAGGCTGAGGGCGTTGCCGAATGTCGGAGCAGACAGCTGAGTTCGAGATCGCGTGGCCCACGCTGGGCTACCTGCAGGCGGACTGGATGGCGTGGCACCTCCCGATCCCGGACGGGTTCCGGAAGGGTCAGCCGTTCATCCTGTCGGACTGGCAGCTGTGGTGCACGGCGAACCACGGGCGTGTGCGCCCGGATACCCCGTGGCGCCCTGAGGACCCGATCAAGAACCAGGCGTTCGCATTCCGGCGCTCGCTGGTTGTCGGCCCGCAGAAGTACGGGAAGAGCCCGTGGGCGGCGGCCGAGACCGCGGTCATGGCGCTCGGGCCCGACCTCTTCGCGGGGTGGGCTGGCGACGACGACGTCTACGACTGCGCCCGGTACGGATGCCAGTGCGGCTTCGTCTACGCGTACGAGCCCGGCGAGCCGATGGGCATGCCGTGGCCGACGCCGCTGATACAGCTGATGGCAACGTCCGAGGACCAGGTGAACAACACGTGGCGTCCGCTGCAGCAGATGGTCCTCCGTGGACCGCTGAGCGAGCGGATCCGCGTGGGCGAGAAGTTCATGCGCATCGGCGACGACGGTGTGATCGAGAAGGTCACGTCGGCGGAGTCCTCGCGACTGGGCAACCCGACCACGGGGTTCGTGCAGGACGAGACGGGGATCTACACGAAGAGCAACGGCCTGATGGGCACGGCGCAGACAATGCGCCGAGGCACGTCGGGTATGGGCGGCCGCGGCATCGAGCTGACGAACACGTGGGACCCCGCTGAGGAGTCCACCGCGCGGTCGACGTTCGAGTCCCGCGCGGCCGACCTGTTCAAGTTCTACCGGCAGCCGCCGAAGAACCTCAGCTACAAGAACAAGCGCGACCGCCGGAAGATCCACGCCTACGTGTACGTCGGCGCCGCGCACGTCGACCTCGACTCGATCGAGGCGGAGGCGGCGGAGCTGCTCGAGCAGGACCCGGCGCAGGCAGAGCGCTTCTACGGGAACAAGCTGGTGCGCGGTATGGGCTCGTGGCTCCCCGAGGGGGTGTGGGAGGGGTCGTATGCAGCACCAGCGGCCCTGGTTGCCTAACCCGCCCGACGGGACCGCGATCTGTCTCGGCTTCGACGGGTCGATCAACAACGACACCACCGGCATCCGCGCCGAGACCATGACCGGTCACGCGTTCACACCCCGGTGGGGCCCCGATCGTGACCGGCCGACGTTCTGGGACCCGAAGGAGCACGGCGACCGCATCCCTCACGGTGAGGTCGACGCGGCCGTCGACGAGATGTTCGCCCGGTTCACCGTCGTGCGCATGTACTGCGACCCGGAGGACTGGAACACCGACATCGAGACGTGGGCGCTCCGCCACGGCGACGAGCACGTCGTCGAGTGGCCGACGAACTCCGTCAGCCGCATGTACGACGAGATCCGCCGGTTCGAGGCGGACCTCGCGAACGGGCGCATCACGCAGGACGGCTGCCCCATCACGGAGCAGCACATGGGCAACGCGAAGAAGGTCGCGAAGCCCGGTCAGAAGTACATCCTCGGGAAGCCTAACGAGACGCAGAAGATCGACCTCGCCATGTGCTCGATCCTCGCGAACGCCGCGGTCCGCGACTCGCTCGCCGCCGGGTGGGAGCCCCCGAAACCGAGAGCGAAGGTGCGCGTCTGGCGCAGCAGATAGGAGAGCTGCCGTGACGGAACTGGACGAGGCGTTGCGACTGTCCCGGGCGATCAACCGGCAGAAGCCGATGCTCGAGAAGAACGACCAGTACTTCGAGGGTGAGCAGCCGCTGAAGTTCCTCGCCCCGGTGCTCCAGCAGGAGCTCGGATATCGGCTCTCACCGATCGTGCTGAACCTCGCGCTGTTCGCCGTCGACGTCTACGACAACCGGCTCGACGTCGAGGGGTTCCGCATCGGTCGCGGCGCCGAGGCCGACGACGACCTGTGGGACGTGTGGCAGGAGAACGACGGGCCCGACCTTTCGCAGCAGGGCCACCGCGAGAGCCTAGCGCTCGGTCGCGCGTACGCCACGGTCGGCCCGGGGGAGTCCGACGACGACGCGCCCGTCATCACGCTCGAGTCGGCGTTCGACGCGATCCACGAGGACGACCCGAAGACGAAGCGTGTGAAGCACGGCGTGAAGCGGTGGACCGACCTCGACAAGACGCGGTGGATGACGTTCCACCACCAGAACGGGTGGGTCACTTGGCGGCTCGACCGCGGCACCTGGACCGAGGACGACCGCGAGGACGACAACGGCAACAACCTGTGCTCGCTCGTCCCGCTGATGAACGACCCGCGCACCCTCGGCCGAAACCGGCCCGGGAAGTTCGACCAGCGCCTCGGGCGGTCGGTGTTCCACCCGATCGTCAGCCCCCTCGACGCGCTCAACAAGCTCGCCTCGGACATGATGGTGTCCGCCGAGTTCCATGCCCTGCCACGCCGCTTTGCGACCGGGCTCAACGAGGAAGACTTCGTCGACGAGACGGGCGAGGCGCTCGACACGTACTCGATGATCGCCGGCCGCATGTGGTCGACCGAGAACAAGGAAGCGAAGTTCGGGCAGTTCCCCGAGGCGTCACTGTCGAACTTCCACGAGTCGATCAAGCTCGTCATGCAGATCGTGGCGATGCAGCTCGGCATCCCCGCCGACTACCTTCTGTTCAAGGGCGACAACCCGCCCTCCGCCGACGCCATCCGCGCGTCTGAGGCGCAGCTGGTGAAGCGCGCCGAACGGAAGCAGCGGACCCTGTCGACCCGGTGGGAGCAGGTGCAGCGTCTCGTGCTCATGAACATGGGCCGCGAAGACGACGCACGGCCGAAGCAGATCGAGACGATCTGGCGGGACCCGTCGACCCCGACCGTCGCGCAGAAGGCCGACGCGATCATGAAGCTCGTCACGACCAAGGACAACACGGGCCGGTCGATCCTCCCGATCGAGCAGGCCCGCAAGGACCTCGGCTACACCGACATCGAGCAGGACCGGATGCGGGACTGGGACGACAACGTGACCCTGGACCCGCAGATCGCGGCCGCGGGAAGGCAGCTCGACGATGCTCGGAACGGCGGCTGACCAGTACCGGGAACAGCAGGCGCTGTCGACGGCCGCGGCGACCGAGGTCGGTCGTCGATGGTCTCGCATGGGCGATGAGTTCGACGCGTCCTGGGTGCGGGTCAAGCCCGGCGTGCTGGCGACGATCGAGGACGCCCGAGCCGGAGCCGTGGACGCCGCTGTCGGATACACGGCGGCGGTGCTCGCGGAGACCGGCCAGCGGGACTCACCGGTTGGGACGCTCGCGCCGGCGGCGTTCCTGTCGTCGGCGCCGGACGGCCGCTCGATGAGCACGCTGCTCGACGAGGCGGTCGTCACGGCGAAGACAGCCGTCGGGCGCGGGGCGTCCGCGGCCGAGGCGCTGCAGGTTGGGCGCCGGTGGCTGACCATGACGACCCTCACGGTCATGGCCGACACGCGCCGCGAGGTGTACAGCGCCGACATCGTCCAACGACCGACGATCACCGGGTACGTGCGCATGCTGAACCCGCCGTCCTGCCGTCGCTGCATCATCCTCGCCGGGCGCTGGTACCGGTGGAACACCGGCTTTCAGCGGCACCCGCGGTGCGACTGCATGCACATCCCCGGGCCAGAGGACGTCGTCGGCGACGAACGCACCGACCCGTACGCGACGTTCCGGGGTATGAGCCCCGCCCAGCAGGAGAAGGTCTTCGGACGCAGCGAGGCCCGCGCCATCCGAGACGGCGCGGACATCTTCCGGGTCGTGAACACGAAGCAGCGTGGACTCGCCACGGTGTCCGGCGCGCGCCGCTACGGTGCGCCTTCCCGCCTCACCGTCGACGACATCTACCGTCAGGCCGGCACCCGCACGAACGCCATACGGATGCTCCGGGAAGAGGGTTACATCCTCGACCGCGGACAGGTCGCCCCGCGCCTCGCCCCCGGCGTGCGCACGGATGCGCAGGTCCTCGCCGCCGGGCGAGGACGCGGCACCGTCGCGATCGGCGGTCGGACGGTCACGACGAACAGGGCGGCGCGGTTCGACGCGGCGGCATCCGGCCAACGCGAAGTGCTCAACCGGGCGACGATGACCGCGGCTGAGCGGCGGCTCTACGACGCGAACTACCGCCTGCAGTACGCCCGGACGACCGGGAACGTTCCGCGAGGTGTCGGGCTCAGCAGCGCCGACGTGTACGCCTCCCCGATCCCCGCTTCGGCGGCGAAGGTCGCCGAGCTCGAACGGGATCTGGCGCGCGAGATGCGGCGCCTGGGCGAGCGAGGCACACCCGAGTCCGTGCGACGTCTGGCGCGGGCACTCGGGCTCATCTGAAAGACATGCGATCGGTCGTCTAGCGGCCGAGGACGCTGCGTTCCGTGGGGTTCGAGTCCCCAGCGCGAGTGTGCACGCTCGCCGAAGCCCTCGTGGCAGTGGCCCCGGCGCGGAAACACCGGTTCGAATCCGGTCCGGTCGCAACCACCGACTTCCCACCGTCTCGGTGGAGGCGCTACGCGAGCGAGTCGCGGCATGGCCGACGGGCCCTAAACGGCGGCCGACGGGCCCGATAAACGGAAGGTCACACCCACCATGAAGCGCAACGCATTCGGCCAGCTCGGCTGCTCCTTCGCCCCCACCTACCACCGTCCGTTCCTTCGTTACCTCGACGGGGACAACGGCGCTGGCGGGGGAGGCAGCAACAGCGGCGGGTCCAACGGTGGGTCGGAGTTCACTCCGATCGCCACTCAGGAAGACCTGAACCGCATCATCGCCGAGCGGATCGCGCGAGCCGATCGCACCGCCCGTGAAGACGAGCGACGCAAGATCGCCGACGCCGCCAAGCCCGCCCCGAAGGACGAGGCGGCAGCGAAGCCGGACGACAAGCCCCAGGGCGTATCCGAGACCGACGTCGACAAGCGCATCACCGACGCGCTCGCAGCGGAACGTCTCGAGCTCGCCCTCGAGCGCGTGAACGACGGCCTCGACAAGGCGCTCGACGGCCGCGCGTACTCGGCATCAAAGCTCTTCACCCTCGACCGGAAACAGTTCGTGAAGGAAGACGGCAAGACCGTCGACCAGGACGCACTGGCCCAGTGGGTGAAGGACAACTCGACCGAGATCGAGACGCCGACCCCCGGCCGGCGCCCCATTCCCGGGCAGGGAACCCGCGACACGAACGCCACCGGCGGGAGCGTCCAGGCGGGCCGTGACCTCTACGACGAGAAGCACTCCAAGAACAAGTCTGGAAAGGACTGACAGCATGCCCAAGCTCCGCCAGGAGACGCTCGGCACGGGTGACATGTCGTGGCTCGACTCGACCCACGCCATCCGCAACGCGCGCACCGAGATTCTCAACATCTCGGCCTTCACCAAAGCCACCCACTACCCGGACGGCTACATCCGCTCCGGCACCCCGGTCGCCCTCGTCGGCGGCCTCCTCGTCCCCTACGACGTCACCGCCGGAACCACCACCGGCGCCGGCGTCCTCGAGGGACACATCCTGACCGACCAGACCATCGTCGACGCCACGAACTTCGGGGTCCCGCTGTTCGACCACGGCCGCGTGAAGACCGCGAAGATCGCCGCGTTCTACGCGAACTTCGTCAAGCCCGCCACCGCGAAGCTCGCTTCGCTCATCAAGTACGTCTGAGAGGAGTAGACCATGGCACTTTGGACCGATCTGATCGACCCCGCCACGCTGACCGGTTACGTCCGTAACTCCCTCTCGGAGTACGAGCGCAACCGCGCGACCCTGGCCCAGTACCTGCCGAACCGCGAGGTCGCCGACATCGTCGTGCGCTTCTTCGCGGGCGAGGCCGGACTGGTCGAGGAGGCGCTCTTCCGCGCCTTCGACGCCGAGATCAAGCCCGGCGCGCGCCCCGCCCGCAAGCGCACCATCCTCGAGCTCGCCGCCGTCGGCCAGGAGATCGCGATCTCCGAGTACGAGCAGCTCCGCACCCGCAACGCCCCCGACGCGCAGATCGAGGCATCCATCCTCGCAACCGCTCGCCGGGTCGTGCAGGCCGTCGCCGATCGTGTCGAGCGCCTGCGCGGTATCGTGCTCGCCACCGGCAAGGCCACGATCCCGGAGCTCGGCGCTGACGACGCGTTCGGTCGCAAGGCCGAGCACGACGTCACCGCCACGAGCCTCTGGTCCGCGAGCAACGTCGACCGTCTCGCGTACCTGCAGGCCCTCCGCGACATCTACCTGGACACCAACGGTGTCGAGCCCGGCTCCATGCTGATGTCCTCGAAGGTGTTCACGGCGCTGTCCGGCGGCGACCAGTTCCGTGTGCAGCTGAACAACGGCGCCTCGCGAGCATCCACCGAGACCGACGTGCGCGACATCGTCACCGGCGCCGGTCTTCCGCCGATCGTCAAGTACGACCGTCGCACGAAGGCCGGCAAGGTTCTCGACGACACCAAGCTCATCCTCCTGCCGGCGCCGGTCGCGACCGACGCG